AAAAACCACGGTCACTCAGCTGTCTTCCAAGGTAATCTACTTGGATACAATATTAGATCAACAGGATTCACTGTAAGTGGTATCAGTGGAACTGTGTATATGGGTGATAAACCATCTGGCAATCTTGATAAAGGAACTATCTTCCTCTTCAAGTTAAACTCCTCGACTGAACCAATTATCGTTAAACAGAACATTGGTATCATCGATTACAAGAAAGGTGAAATCAAACTTAATCCTATTAATATCATTTCTACAGTAGTTAATAGAAACGCTCCTCTGATTGAAGTTTCTGCAAATCCATTATCAAATGACGTAATTGGCCTCCAAGATCTCTTCCTACAATTGGATGTAAATAATACAACAGTTGACGTAATTGCTGACAACATTTCTTCAGGAAATGACATTTCAGGAACCAATTACATCGTGTCCTCAAGTTATGGGGTTAACAAACTGGTAAGAGGTACCGCAATTATAACCGGTAGCTCAGACACCACTCAAACGGTCTCTGGCACCACCTCAACCACTCCCAGTGGTACAACACCATCAACACCTACTACAGGTGGTGGAAGTCCTTACACCATGTCCTCACCATCATCTAGCAGTTCCTCCTACTAATACAGATATAAAATGGCAGTAGATAGAGTCAAGTTTCAGGAAATTGTATCCAGTCAAATTCCTAGGTATGTTAGAGAGGACTTTCCTCTCCTAACAGATTTTCTTGAGCAATACTACATTTCTCAGGAATATCAAGGTGGTCCTGTTGATATCATCAATAATATCGATCAATATGTAAAAGTAGAGGAACTTTGTAATCTAGTAACTGAAACAACTCTTGATGAAGATCTGGACTACGTTGAGACAGATGTAACTGTAAAGTCTACACAAGGATTTTCTGAGACGAATGGTGTAATTAAAATTGACAATGAGATTATATTCTACGAATCGAAGACTGATACCGTATTTCAGAATTGTAGTAGGGGATTCAGTGGTATCACGACGTATGTTACCACAGGTTCTCCTGATGAACTGACTTTCTCACAGACAGAGATAGATGAACATACTACAGGAACAAAAGTTCAGAACCTGAACGTACTGTTTCTACAACAATTTTTCACGAAGTTAAAGACACAATTTACTCCAGGTTTCCAAGACAGGAGTTTCTTCAAAGGTCTTGATGCAAGAAACTTCATTTTCAATTCTGATAGTTTCTACTCTTCAAAGGGTACAGATCAGTCATATGAGATTTTGTTCAGAGCATTGTATGGTGAAGATGTAGAAATCATCAAACCTTCACAATTTCTTTTCACACCATCAAATGCAGACTACAAGGTAACACAAGATTTTGTTGTTGAAGCACTTCAGGGTGACCCACTACAACTCAAAAACCTCACTATCTTCCAAAAAGAGACCGGGGCACGTGGTTCTGTCACCAATGTACAGGTGATTCCCTATGATAAGTTCCAATTTTATCAAATCAGTATTGACGGTGGATTCTCTAGAGACACCGACGTTGCAGGATCTATCTTTGGTGAGTTCAAACCAAACCCATTAACAAGACTTCTTGAGCCTGTAAGTATAGGTGCCACGATTATTAACGTGGATTCTACAATTGACTTCCCCGAATTTGGTAATATTGTTGTTGATAATGTTGATGGCGAAGAAGTAAGTATAGCTTATAGTGGAAAAACTGCTAATCAATTCTTTAACACCACTGTTGTTGATGAGCTTCCCAAGAGAGTTGATGTAAAATTTGATTCGTATTCATTTGCATATGTTGGTATTACTACATCTGAAGAAATTAGAGTCAGATTTACTTCTACATTAAAGGATTTTAAACAAGATCAATCAACATATTTCTTCAAAAAAGATGACACGATTCAGATAAAGTCACTGGGTCTTGAATCTGAGGGTAAAAAGGCTAATAATTGGTTCACTAATGTAAAGTCAAAATTCAAAATTGCAGAAACTATTGTAGTTGATGCAAACAACTTTACCTATCAGCACAAGTTTTTAGTAGATAGTTTACTTAAGGAAGGGTATTCTGTAAGATATGAGAATTTTGATAGCACTGTTTCTATCCTGGGTGAGGTAAAAACTGTATCGTCTGCTAGTGATGTTACTGTTCAGTATAGTCAACAGCTTCCTATGAGCGGGGAGTTCTTCATTGAAAATCAATTACTTAAGGGAGACTCAACAAAACATCCATATATCTCAAACTTTGTAGCTAATACACAGAACACTTACTCCAAATTTAATGGTGATGTTCTAGTTGCATCTAACTCCATTCCAAATTTTGATGGTGTCGCTACAAATACGATTGATAATAAGATTACATTTTCTGCATCACTGTTGAGCACTGATGTACTGACACTTCCTACTAATCCTACTAATCTTCCTGATCACGGTCTCTATACTGGTGAGACTGTTTATTTTGAATCAAATGGTGACGGTTTCCAAGGAATCTCTTCTGCGACGTATTTTGTTGAAAGAATAGATGAAAGTAATATCAAACTTGCAAGAAGTAAAGCTGATCTGGCAAAAGGTACATATCTAACATTCAATGGTTCAGTAACAAACGCATCAATTACTCTTCTTGAGAGTTACAAAAAGAATATCGAACCACAAGGTCTTTATAGACAAATTACCACACCAGTGGTTAGAAATAAAACATATAAGACTGAATCCGGTCATACGGGTATCTTTATTAATGGTGTTGAACTTCTAAACTATAAGTCATCAAATAATGTTTATTATGGTAACATTGAAAGTCTGATTGTTACTGCAGGTGGTTCTGATTATGACATCATTAATCCTCCTATTCTCAGTATTAAGGATGAAGTAGGAACAGGTGCAACAGGTATCACTAATGTTCTAGGTAATCTGGTAAGATTTGAAGTTATTGACACTGGTATGGGATATATCAATCCCCCTAACATCAGTATCTCAGGTGGTAATGGTTCAGGTGCTTCAGCAGAACCAAGAATGCTCTCAGTTAAGCATGAGAATTCATTTATTGGTAATTCCCCTGATGAAGTAAAACTCACTACGAACGAAATCAATTTTAAGACTGATCACAAATATGTAAATGGTGAAGGTATCACATATGAACCAAGAAGTACAAAAGTTGTTGTGGGTCTTACAACAGGTAGTAAGTATTACGTTAATGTACTCTCACAAACTGGTATTCAACTTCACAATTCAAGAACTGATGCGTTTGCCGGTATCAACACGGTCAGTTTGACTGGATTTGGTAATGGTGTTCAATTTTTTGTTGCAGAAAATCTTAAACAGGTAGTATCATCTGTTGTTGTAACAAATCCTGGTGTAGGATATGAGAATAAACAGAGAACTATTCCAGCAGTAGGTGTTAATACGTCCTCCGATAGAGTTGAGATTGTCAATCATGGTTATAATCACAAAGATATTGTAAGATATACGAAAGGAACACCTGCCATTTCAGGTCTTGTAGAGGATAAAGATTATTATGTTGTTAAAGTAAATGAGGATTCCTTTAAGTTAGCAGAAGTTGGAAGAGTTGGTGTCCCTAGAGAATATTTTGTAGATAACAATATCTGTATTGATTTCAGAAATGCAGGTAGGGGATCGTTCAACTATCCTCCTATCACTATTCAGGTCTTAGGTCCAGCTGCAGCTTTTGATGAAAGTTTTGTTGCGAACTTCCAGGAACTTTATATCATCGAATCTCCAGTTGAAGAAGACATTACAACTCCAGTTAATGTACTTGCATGGACTGATACTGAAGCAGAGATAACTGATCCATTCTTTGTTGCTATCGCTGGTGAATCTAATTGGCTGATTAGTGATGATCCATTTATTGGTAATATTCTACTGTATGCGGCAGAATTACAACCTATTTTTAGAGGTAGTATTGAATCAGTCGATCTAACCTCTGGTGGTGTCGGATATGGATCCTCCGAAATTATCGACTTCCAAAGACAACCTGAAATTACTTTAAATTCTGGTATTAATGCAGTATTGACACCAATTATCAACAATGGTCAAATATCGGAAGTTATCGTAAATCAGGGTGGAACTGGTTTTAATGCACCTCCCACACTTGAGGTCATTAGTGATACTGGTAGTTTTGCAGTTCTTATTGCACAAGTAAATGACGGTAAAATTTCTAACGTAATTGTAAGAAAAGGTGGAGCTGGTTACGAATCAGGTAAAGTAACAATCAATGTAAAATCAGCAGGTTTGGGTGCAAGAATCAATGCAAATATCAAACCCTGGAATGTAAATCTTTTTGAGAAGAAATTTGCAAATCTTCTTGGTGATGATTGCACAATCGCCGATAATATTGATAATAAATCTCTTCAATTTAGTTCTTTGTATGCACAAAGACCTCTTAGACAAAATACAAATGCTTTGAGTGGCTTTGGAAAAAATAATATTAGATATGGATTCTTTGATATTACTTTGAATAGTAATGATGAAGAAACTGATAGTCTTTTCCACTCACCAATTTTGGGCTGGGCATATGATGGTAACCCAATTTATGGTCCATATGGATTTAGTAATATCGATGGTACTGGTAATATTCGGAGAATGGTTAGTGGATATAAACTAGCCACATCTGGACTTAACAGACCATCTTATTCAACATTCCCTAATGGATTCTTTGTAAATGATTTCATTTATGCAGGTGATGGTGATCTTGATGAGTCAAATGGTAGATTCTGTGTGACACCAGATTTCCCTAATGGAATATATGCGTATTTCTGTACTATCTCAGATAATATTGATGCATCTGGTCCTTTCGACAAATTCAAGAGACCAGTATTCCCCTATGTAATTGGTGACGAATATCATTCAGTTCCAAACCCATTTAACTTTAAATCTGCATCTAATCAGAGGGAATATGACATTGTAGGTAATTCTTGGTTTAGAAATACCAAGTTCTATTACACCAATGGTGGAAATGCTGGTTACGACTATGTTTATAATTCAGACCTTGTAAGAAATCAATCTCTTGATGTTACTGCGACTACTTCAGGTTCTGTAGATTCTTTGGATATTCTTGATCCCGGAACTGATTACAAAGTGAATGATAGGGTTATATTCAATTCAGAGGGTACTGGTGGAAGAAACATCAGATATAAGGTTTCTCAAGTTAAGGGTAAGACCGTTGATAATGTTTCTCTTGCCACTACCTTTATTGAAAACGTAGAATTCGGTAGTGGAAATAATCCAAATAACTTTATTGGATTTACATCTGCACCTCACAACTTCCTTCCTAGAGATACTGTCTTTATTGATAATCTCTCTGAATACTATAAGGGATTTGATGGAGCATATACTGTTGGAGTATCAAGTGAGAGATGGTATGTATCTGTAGGTATTCAGACACAATCTGTTACAGGTATTCAGACATACATTTACGTTTCTGGTTCTTTGGATGAGCGAGTCATCAGAACTAACGATATTCTTAGAATTGAAAAAGAAAAACTTCAAGTTCTTAGTGTAGATGAGGAATCTGGAAGAATAAGAGTTTTAAGAGGAGTTGATGGAACTCTTGGTTTCCCACATGCGGCTGGTGTTGTTGTTAGAGATGATCCTAGAAAGATTAGATTTACATCTACTGGTATCACTACCAATAGATCATTCAAGGTTAATAGACAGTTCTACTTCAAACCTAATGAATCTGTAGGTCTTGGTTCTGCTCAAGTAGTAATGTTCTCAGGTATTACTACAGTTACATTCTCCAATCCTGGCGTTGGAGTGACCATGTTGAATCTGGGTCAACAACAGATTCTCATTCCTAATCACAAACTAGAGCTCAATACTCCTATGAAGTATTTCACCAATAGTGGTGGATCTTCCCTTGAAGTTTGGAGTGGTGTGGATGGATCACCCAAATATGATCTTACTGCGACCAGAAATGTATTTGCAGTACCTCTTACGGATGATATAATCGGGATTGCAACACAGAGAGTTGGTGTCAACTCCAATGGTGTATTTGTCGGTATTGATTCAAATGCAGGTGGATTGTTGTACTTCACCAGTGCAGGTATTGGAAGTTATCATAGCTTCAATACTGATATTCCAAGTGTGTTGAAAGGTAGAGTATCACAGAATATTGTGACCGTATCTACAGCACAGACTCACGGAATGCTTCGTGGTGATAGAGTTACTGTTGACGTAAATCCAACTACAACCACTACAATTAAAGTAAAGTATGACAACTATAATAGAAGAATTGTATTTGATCCCGATGTTGTAGAAGCAACGGGTATCAACACTAATGCAAATACATTCACCGTTCCTGCCAATAAGTACAATACTGGTGATAAAGTCATTTACACGTCGGATGATCCATCCGAAAACCTGACATCATCAGATATGTATTTTGTGTACAATCTGAAGAATGATGTCATTAAATTGGTACGTAATGCCAATGAACTTTCTAGTGAAAATCCAATATTTGTCAATGTAGGTAGTGCAAAAACTGCAACGTTGGCACGTATCAATCCTCAAGTAGAAATTCAAAAAAATCAGAACATTAAGTTTGACTTATCTGATTCTTCTTTGTCATTCACAAACGCTGGTGTCCCAGCAGCTGCCTTTGAAATGTATCTATATGAGGATGAACAAAAAATTAATCAGTTCTGGACCACTAAAACCAACAGAACATTTGAAGTAGTAAGAAGTGGTGTAATTGGTGTTGATACCTCCGCATCTTTGACACTTGCTGTAAGTGACAATATACCATCAGTTCTATTTTACGGATTTGAACCAGATAATTTGGATGTTCTCCCAGCAGTACAAAAAGAAATCTTAATAGACACCACAGTTCCCAATAGTAATACAATTAATTTGGTTTCTAATAAATTTGACGGAATTTATAACGTAGTTGGTGTATCATCACTCACATTTGATTATAATATTCCTTTTGATTATGATACAATTGTATCATATGGATCAACCAATTCCAGGATACAATACAACACTGCATCTTTAACTGCTGTAGGTCCAATTAGTAGAGTTTCATCTGACAATAAAGGTATCGGTTATAAGTCATTGCCTGGATTCTCCTTTGTTTCCAGTGATAAAGGAACAGGTGCTCTTTTAAAACCAAATAGTACTTCTATCGGTAATATTATTTCGACTAAGATTAATAATATTGGTTTTGGTTATCCATCTGATAAAACACTTAACGCTGCAGGAAACTTACCTCTTGTATTAGAACTTGAATCACTAGGTAGTTTTGAATCTATCGGAATTTCTTCGGGTGGTGTAAATTATAGCCAGGCACCGGATCTTGTTATTCTTGATGGATTTACCGATCAGGTAATTACCGATGTTCTTCTAAATTATGAATTGAATGATAGTAGTGTAGAGATCATTCAAAACACATCATCTCTGTTTAATGTACCACCTACGATAATTCCGGTTAATAATACTAATGGATTCAGTATTAGTTCTGTTACATATAACTCAACTAGTAAAATTGTTCGTCTTTCTTTCTCTAATATCTTTAGTGATGCAAAGGATTGGCCATTTAAGGTTGGTGAGTCCGTTCTTGTAGAAAATATTGCTGTTGGTTTTGGAACAGCAGGAAAGGGTTATAACTCCGAAGATTATAATTATCAATTATTTGAAGTAACAGCTCTTGACAGTAATTTGGGAGGTTCAGGTTCATATATTGAGTATGACCTTACCAACAATCTTGCTGCTGGTGAATTCCCTGGAACCACTACAAATCTTGTTGCTGGTTCAGTTACTCCAGAGACATTCTTCCCTACCTTTGATCCTAAAATTGTAACAAAAGACTTCGTTGCAGGTGAAAAAGTTACAAATCCAGGTGGTGTTGGAATTGTAGAGAGATTTGATAGTGTAAGTGGTTTCTTGTTTGTTACCTCTGAGGACGATTTTAATGTTGGATCTATATTAAGATCCGAAACAACTGGTACTCAGGCTCGTATCACTTCTACAATTGATTTTAATTCAACAATCAAACTTGGTGTTGGTGCGACATTCAATTCTGGGTGGCAGACAAATTCAGGATTCATGAATGATAATCTTCAGGTTCTTCCTAATAATGAGTATTATCAAAACTTCTCATATTCACTGAAATCTAGAGTTGATTTTGATACATGGGATGATCCAGTAAGTTCCCTCAATCACACGGCAGGATTTAAGAAATTTGCTGATCTTTTAATTGATAATTCTGCTGTTGGTATTGTATCAACTGTTGATTCTGAAATTTCAACTGTTATTGACATTATTGGTGAAGAGAAGCTTCATTGTTTCCCAGACTTTGATTTTGCTTCTGAGAGAACTATTGATATTGGTAAAAATAAAGTTATTTCAGATCAAGTAGTATTTGAAAACAAAATCCTTCTTGATTATTTTGAATCAAGAGGAAACAGAGTTCTGAGAATCGATGACTTCAGCTCTTCTTTCAACAGTAATCCTAGATCCACTAGTTTCTCTGTTGTTACTACCTATGATGATTCATTCACATATAACAAGATCTTTACTCTGGTACAAGATAAGGAACTCAGAAATAGGAAACAGTCTGCTATTGTCTCCGTTCTCCAAGATAAAAATAATGGCTATGTAAGTCAATATTCTACGTTGGATACAGCAATGCCAATTGGCTTCTTTGGCCACACAAGCATTGGATCTAGTGAGTGGGGACTTACATTTACACCTAACCTCTCCGTATTCAACAACTACGATGTATCAACTTTCCAATTCAGTGGTCTTGATAACATAACGGGTATTGGATCCATTGCAATTGGTAATTTGGTGTCTATCGCATCATCTTCTGTATCTGTACCTGTTACCACGGAAACTACACTCCTTACAATTCCAACATCTGAAAGATCAGCTAAACTTCTGGTGCAACTTCAGGATAGTCAGAACAACTACTTCATGTCTGAGTTCAGTCTTCTCCATGATGGTACAAACGTTGAGATGTTGCAGTATGGTGACATCACAAATAATCCTGGAATGACCGGTCAAGATGCATTTGGAACTTACAAGGCAGAAATCTCTGGATCTAATCTGGTCTTCAGTATTGTTCCTACTGTAGGTACAGCGGTAACTGCAAATGTATCTGCTGTCCTCACAAATGCCGGTACATCTGGTGTTGGAACCGTGAGTATGGAGGTTACTAACCTATCATCCTACTATAAGTCCATCGCATCATCTGGATCACCTACGGCCAACTTGATTGCCACCTATGATAATCCATACGCAGCTGAATACTTTGTTGTAACTGTTCATGACACAACAAATAATGAGTATGAGATGTTTGAATGTAATGTCCTTGATTCTGACAATTTCATGATTGTCAAGTATGGTGATGTAACAACCAATGTTGGTCTTGGAACAGTTGGTGTTACCAAAACAAGTAATACTACTAATCTGGTTTATACTCCTAATGCAAGTATCAATGTTGAAGTAAGAGCATTTGGTATTGGACTCAAGAACTTTGATAACATTGTTGGTATTAACTCAATTTCAACTCTGAATAATAACATTCTGTGGTCCAAGTTTGGTGGATACACTGGTACTGAAAATGATAAGAAGAGAGCCTTTACTCTTACTCACAATACAAAACCAATATTCTCAAGAAGTTTCCAGGGTAATAGTCCATCTGTCGTCAGTACGACAAACAATTCCGTATCAGTCCCTGATCATTACTTTGTAACTGGTGAGAAACTAATTTATAGTTATGAAAATTCTTTGACATCTACTGCTAACGCTATTGGAATTGTCACCACCACAATCTCGGGTGTCGCAACGGATAAACTACCCTCCACATTATTTGCAGTTAAGTTGAATGACGTTAATGTTGCATTTGCGGCAAGTGCATTTGATGCTCTAGCTACACCACCCACAACATTAGACATCACTTCTGTTGGTGTAGGTACCTTCCATCAAATTACATCCACCAATCAAAATGCAAGAGCATTGGTTGCTATTGACAACATGATTCAGGAACCTGTAACTGAGGTGAATGTATCCACAACACTTACTCAAGATGTCATATTTGATGTTGATTTTATTGTTAGTGGTATCTCTTCGTTGAGAGCTAATAATCTTATCAAGATTGATGATGAAATGATGCTCATTCAAGACATCGGAGTTGGAGCTACTAACAGAGTGAGAGTATTGAGAGCTCAAATGGGAACCGGTATTGGTACTCACGCAAATGGGTCAAGTGTAGAACTCATGGGTGGTAACTACAACATTGTTGATAATACCATCAATTTTGTTCAGGCTCCATATGGTGCTATTCCCATTGGTACTTCTACTAATGGTCCAGATAATAGAGACTTCACAGGTATTACAACCTTCTCTACTTTCCAAGGAAGAACCTTCATGAGAAGTGGAATTGAAGATAGTGATGTGGATACTTATTCTACAAACCTTACTTTTGACAATATTCAAACTGAATTTAATGGTCAGAAGAAAGTATATACGTTGAAACAGAATGGTGCTAACATTACAGGATTCTCTACCAACAATGCCATCATTCTAAACTCTAACATTCTTCAAGAACCACAGGGTGGTCAGATTAACGTTGGTGATTTCAGTCTTTCAGAAACAGCCGGTGTATCAAGTATCACATATCTTGGTGACAGTGTTTCTTCTGGTGACGATCCCAATAAAGCAACAATACCCAGAGGTGGTATTATCGTATCTGCTGCCTCCACTCCAGGACTTGGTTATCAACCACTTGTCTCGGCTGGTGCAAGTGTAAATGTATCCTCCGCAGGAACAATCATTTCCACTATTATCAACAATCCTGGTTCTGGTTACAGAGTCGGTATTCAGACGGTCAATGTTGGATATGCAGTCTCGGCAACGGGTATTACTACTGTTGTTAATATCGGAACAGCCACCGTTCAAAATGGTGAGGTTGTTGCAATCACTACTAGCTTCATTGGTGCAAACCTGGATGATTTACATCCACCCCGTGTTATTATTGATGCTCCACTTCCATATCAATCAATACCTCTTGTCTATGCCGATGGTGTAGTTGGAACAGGTACTGGTGCAAGAGTTGATGTTGTTGTGGGTCAAGGATCAAGTATTATTTCCTTTGATCTTTCAAGTAGAGGATTTGGATACAAAGAGGGTGAGGTTGTACGACCCTCTATTGGAGGAACAACTGGTATTCAGACCACCACTGGTTATGATGAATTCCAACTCACTATCCAAGATGTTTATCGTGACTCTTTCAGTGGATTTACCATCGGAGATCTTGATGTCTTTGATGTTCTTGATGAAGATTTTGATGGATTCAGAAAGAACTTTAATCTCACCATCAGTGGAAAACAGTTCTCCATCGAAGTTGCTACGGGATCAAATATTAACATTGCTCAGTGTTTGATCGTCACAATTAATGATATTCTTCAGGTTCCAAATCAGGCTTACAAGTTCAATGGTGGTGCAGTCATTGAATTTACTGAAGCACCTAAGAAGGGTGATAAATCAAAGATCTTATTCTACAAGGGAACACCTGATGTAGATGTTGTCTTGGTAGATATTCTTGAGACAATCAAAATTGGTGACTCTGTTCAGTTGAAAAATGATCCCGGATCAGGTCAAGGATTTAGATTCGCTCAGGAACAAAGAACTGTAACAGGTATCACGACGCTTGATACTGCGAGAACTTTCGCTTACGACGGACCTGGTATTACGACCAACCAATCAGTCATCAGACCAGTCACATGGTGTAAACAGACTGAAGATATTATTGTCAATGGTCAGTTTATTACTAAGGATAGAGTTGATCAGGAACCATCTATCTTCCCAGCAGCATACCTTACAAGTTATGTTGGTATAACAAGTGGTTATGCATACACGGATACTTCTAGACCACTCTTTGGTGGTAGAAATGAGACTAACCTTCTTGACTATCAAGATCGTGTTACTCTGATCGACCAAAGAGAGTTCACAACAGCTATTGGTATCGCATCTGTAGGTATTGGAACAACAGTCACCTCAGTTACAATCACAAACGTTGGATCTGGATATTCAACCTTCACTCCAACAGTGTCCTTCTCATTACCTGATGATATAAACGGTACCAGAGCAACGGCTACTGCTAACGTAGTCGGAGGTGGTGTTTCTACACTTACAATTACCAACCCTGGAACTGGATACACCCAGGCACCTCGGGTATTGATTGAAGTTCCAACCGTCAGAACTGAAACTCTTGGAGTTTCTACTTACATGGGTGATCAAGGTCTGATTGTTGGTTATGCACAATCTGCTGGTGGACTTGGTACTTTAGAACTCTACATCCCAGATTCATCTGATCTCAGAGATGAATCAGTCATGGGTCCTGGAGCTGCAATCACTATGAGTCAGTTGGTCATTGGTGACATCTTTGTTGTTAACAATTCAAACAACATATCCACCACAACCATGGACGGTATATACCAAGTATCCAAGGCATACAATGTAACAAAAGATTTGAGCTCTGTAGGTATCG